ACTTAATCGCTTAACTTATAACAAAATGAACATATTCATTTCTTTAAAACTTAGTATTACCCTTATCGGTAACCTTAAAGCTAACCCATTCTGCTGTAATATTTTCATCCTTAAATTTAACAATCAATATATTTATTTATGTTATTATGAACGCAGAATCAAATTACGACTTCCTAAAATCATTATCTTTGGATAAAGATGTTGTTAATAAGATCTCCCTTCTCTTAGATAGAATAGTTGCTGGTTCATCAGAAGTGTATACTACCCCTATAGCTAATGAAACTAAGCCTGATGTCATCCTAGATAAGTGGGGTGTTATATTTCAGAGTCGACTAAACTTAATGAGTAAAGAATTGATTGAATTAGAAGAATCTCAGAAATCTAAATACGGACCCAGAAGTCTAGCAAAACCATGGGTAGATAGAAGAGAAACTCTGAAGGAACACTTCGGTTCCGGATCCAAATACAGCTTCTACGCTAAAGAGAAAGCGTTTCGACGGTTGAGACCAGTTGATTTAAAAGCATCAGCGAACAATCTGAAGAGGAATACAAATTCAGGATTACCTTATTATATGCGTAAGGGTAAAGTAATAGAACAGAGCCTAGATAACTATGAACAATTACTATCTGAAGAATATCCATGTATTCTATTTACTAGGACTCAAGAAAATGGTAAAACAAGGACAGTTTGGGGTTATCCAATAGCTGATACACTGTTAGAGGGTAAATACTTCCTACCATTACTTGAATATCAGAAGAAACAACCTTGGAGGTCTGCCCTAATAGGGCCTGAAGAAGTGAATAGTAAATTAACTACACTAATTCTGTCTGCTGTAGAGAATGATAAAACGCTAGTTTCAATAGACTTTTCTTCTTATGATTCAACAGTTAAGGAGAGTCTACAGATGGAATCATTTAATTACATTAAGTCATTATTTCAAGAAAATGAAGCAATACTTAAAGAATTAAATTATATAGCCAATAGATTCAATTCAATTGGTCTAATAACTCCTGATGGTATATGGGGATCATCTCATGGAGTTCCTTCTGGAAGCACTTTTACTAATGAAGTAGATTCCATTGCTCAGTATCTCGTCGCTAAGCAAGTATTAAAATTTGATGACCTATTTCAGATTCAAGGTGATGATGGAGCATATGCAGTCAGTGATCCAGATGTTCTTAAGCAAAATTTCCTGGATTATGGATTGAAAGTTAACATCGATAAGTCATATGAATCTAAGGAATATATTATATATCTACAGAATTTATATAGTATAAATCACATCAAGAATGGACGCATTAGTGGTATCTATCCTATTTACCGAGCTTTAAGTAAGATAGTTTATCAAGAACGATTTAACGATTTTAAGGCTTATGGTTTAATAGGTGCTGACTATTATGCTATAAGAACAATTTCTATTTTAGAAAATTGTAAGTACCACCCCTTATTCGAAGATTTCGTTAAGTTTGTCTATAATTTAGACAAATATGGGTTGACGCCCT